CTTTTAGGGAGTAATACAATGACTAAAAAATTAAGTATTGAGGATTTATATACTGCAGCGCATATTGTTGGAATGACAAAAGCGGGAAAACATGCACCAGAGCCGATGGTCGTAAGGTATAAGAACTTATTAGGCGAGACTGTTCAAGACACTATAAACGATGGTGTTTGTGGCTTTGCTGATGTTTGGATTAGACCCGCGCGAGGGAGGTTTGTTAAATTCTTAAAAGATCGCAAGATTGGATATAAAGCGTATGAAGGAGGTTATAAAATGCCAATACACGATTTTAATCAATCTTTAGAACTCAAACGAGCTTACGCGCAGGGCTTTGCTGAAGTGTTAAAAGAGCATGGAATTGATGCTTGCGTAACTTCACGAATGGATTAGAGGAGGTAATACAATGACTAAATTAGATTGGTTGTTAGGAATATTGGCAGTTATTCACATTGGGATAATGCTTTATATGTTTTGGGGGGCTTACAATGTCTTATGAGGTCGTTGTAAACTCTCGCGAAGGTTGGATTAACATTGCTAATGCTAAATTTACATCTATAACCAAAGCGAATGAGTATTTAGAACTGGTGTTTAATGAGTTACAAAATGATATCCCTAATTTTTCGCGGGATAGTTTATATATAGTCAAATCTGAGGTAATGAGCGATGAATAACACTAAAACATATTCCAAAACCTGGATTGAGCAGCACGGGCTTAAAGCTGAGTGGTTTGTGTCGGCTTTCGGTGTTCCGATGTTGCGTCTAAAGATGAAAGGGTATACAGTCCCACTTGATCCACTGACTTGGAGAAGTTTTTTTATACGAGACATGAGTACTAAATCAGTTAACAAACTTTTTAAACCGAAAGGAAATTTAATATGAAAATCATTAACACATTACCACCTCACTGTTCCCCGCAGGATCGTGGGTCAGCGGATGCCTATTACCAAAGACCGTATGATCCACATTACATTACTGACAACGGTAAAGGTATTCGTATAACTGAATCTGATATGACAACTGAACAAATTGAGGAGTACAAATACGGTTATGAAAATGAAACTGAGAGAAAGGATTGGGGCTAATGATTAAAGATTTAGAGAAAACCAAACAATCCTTAATTGATTTGTTGTCACAGGGTATCAATCCATTTGGTAAGCCTAATCCAGATTGTGATAAATGCGAGTTAATTGACGATAACGAAGATGGTGTGGAGTTTTATTATTGTTCATGCCAGGAGGTATCAAAATGATAAGTCCATCAGATAAATTTGAATTACTGAAAATTGGTTTAAGACATTTAGAAATGAATGACCAGTTCACTAATTTCTTAAAAGATTCGTCGGAATGGGAGTCATTGGACTATTGGATTACTCATAAGATTAAAGGCACTGAATATGAAATAAATTTATCAGGGTATGCTTTTCACAATGATCCTTATGTCTTACAGATTGTAGCTTACAAAGTAAGTAAGACAACAAAACTGATAATACCTAGTAGTCATGAAACATTACACGTGTTTAAAAAAGACAACTGGGATATAGATTGGAAAAAAAGAATGAAAAAACCTTATGGGAGACCAGTAGAATGAGTAACCAATACAACGATGCAAGGCTCGACCAAATCACTGACGATGTGTTGTCAATGGATTATGACGAAGTATCGCAACATTTAGGACAGTATCGGAGTCTGGAAGGTTGGGAGAGCAGTAACGAAGACGATGCTTACGACAAACTTATCGTAATGCGTTTCGAAGATGAACAGTTTTGGATTAACCTATGAGATGCGAAAGCTGTGATGGGTTGTTGTCGGACTATGAAGCAACTCGTAAAAATCTAAAACTAGAATTTGTCGGTTTGTGTAACGATTGTTTGTCTAGCAGTGACATGGATGACGTGTTTATGCTCGATAGACCCGATTTAAAGCATGCTGACGATGATTTAACCTATGATGAAGGGGTAACCTACTATGAAGATATTACAACGCGCCAGGGAGGTTCTGATGAAGAATGAAGACACAACAACACATTACGAGATATTCAGAAACGGTATACCTAAGTACCAACTGATTTGGTCAAACAACACTAAACGTTTTCTAATTAACGGTAAAGAGGTTGACGAGAAGACCTGGGACGAAGAAATTAAAAAGGACAAAAAATGAATGACAATCAAGAATTATCTGAAGCTGAAGAGGAATCCCACTACTACAGTGTTTTGACCGACATGGTTGAATTGATGTCTCAACATGGTTCTAAACAAGTTATGATGGATCTACTAGAATTGGCTATGCAGTATGAAACAGTATCTACAAGCATTAATTAGTTATTGTTATTTATATCTAAGTAGTAGTGGTTTTCTATTTAGAGTTAATTAGTAGTTATATAGTTATATATAGAAGGGAGTGAATTATGGGTAAACAAGTTGCTGCACATCAACCTTGTCCAGATTGTGGTAGTTCAGACGCTTTAGCGATTTACGAAGGCAACGACGGCAAGGTTTATACCAAGTGTTTTAGTTCCGGTTGTAAAGCATCGAGACTACAAAGTGGTAAAAATACAACAGTTAAGGAAACGAGTAAGCCTTTCGTGTTTAACAAGATTGAAGGCAGACCAAGAGCAATCACTGACCGTAACTTAAATCGAGCAACGACTGAGTTTTTTGGTGTCGTGGAGAACGAAGGTAGTTACTGTTTTCCTTATCACGATGACGAAGGCAACATCATTGCTTATAAGAAACGCAGTATCGAGGACAAGAAGTTCTGGACTGAAGGGCAATGGTCACAAGGAAAGTTATTTGGTCAGTCACTGTTTCCGATGGGTCAGAAGACGATTACGATCTGCGAAGGTGAGTTTGACGCGATGTCGGCTTTCCAGATGATGGGTTCTAACACCAATAACTATGCGGTTGTAAGTGTCCGAAATGGAGCCGGGTCTGCGCTAAACGATTGTAAACAGAATTACGAGTATTTAGATTCATTTGAGACAATTTACGTTTGTTTTGACGCAGACAAACAAGGACAGGATGCAGCAAACCAAGTTTCAGAGTTGTTTGGAGCAAAGGTTAAAGTGTTTAAGGCTGATCCAGGCTTTAAAGATGCAAGTGACTACCTACAAAAGAATCTAACTGAGAAGTTTAACAAGACTTGGTGGCGGTCAGAAAGGTTCGTTCCCGACGGTATTGTAGATGGGTCAACACTTTGGGATGAAGTCAATCGACCAGTTGAAAAGAGTTTAGTTAATTATCCTTATAGCGGAATAAACAAACTGACATACGGCATACGACCACAGGAACTTGTATTGTGTACCGCAGGTTCGGGACTAGGTAAATCTCAATTCATGCGAGAACTGGTGTACCACATCCTTCAAAATACCGAGGACAACATCGGATTAATGTTTTTAGAGGAATCAGTGAGAACCACAGCCAGGTCAATGATGTCTTTAAGAGCAAACAAGTTACTTCATTTACCGCAGGTTGAGGCAACGCAACAAGAGTTACGCGAAGCGTTTGACCATACTCTCGGAACTGGACGGTTGTTTCTTTTAGATCACTTTGGATCAAGCGAGGTTGATCGCATAGTCAATAGAGTTCGTTATATGGCTAAAGCTTTAGATTGTAAATATATCTTTTTAGATCATGTCTCGATAGTGGTCAGTTCTCAAGAGTATGGCGATGAACGAAGAAACCTGGATTCAATCATGACTAAACTTAGAGAGTTAGTTCAGGAAACAGGAATCTGTTTGTTTGCTGTGTCGCATCTGAAACGTCCCGAAGGCAAAGGACATGAGGAAGGCGCGGTTACATCGATGAGTCAGCTAAGAGGTAGTGCCATTCTAGGTCAAGTTCCTAACATTATTCTGGGATTAGAGCGTAATGGTCAGGCAGAGAACGAAGAGGATAGGCATACAACTAGAGTTAGAGTGCTAAAGAATCGTTTCTGCGGTATGACTGGTCCTGCTTGTAATTTGCTTTACAATAGAGAGACAGGTAGGATGACTGAAAAACACGATGAGGATGCTTTATGAAAAGACTAGCGATTGATATTGAAACCGATGACCTGGACGCTACTGAGATATGGTGTGCGGTCACTAAGGACATAGACACAGGGGAGGTTAAGGTATGGAAAGCAGCAAACGGCTTACGCCAATACATAAGTTCGGAAGACCTATTGATTGGACACAACATAATCAGCTTCGACTTACCAGTATTGAAGAAGCTGTGGAATTTGAATACGGACTCAAACCCATTAAAAGACACGTTGATAATGTCAAGGTTATTAAACCCCGTATTAGAAAAAGGACATTCATTAGACGCATGGGGCGCGAGGCTAGGGCTGAAAAAAGGAGACTTCAGTGACTTCCGTTTTGGCTTATCTGAAGACATGGTTGAATACTGCATTCAGGATGTTGAGATCACTCATGCACTATTTACGCATCTTGATTCTCGTTTATTGGACTGGGGTAAGTCAGTTGATCTTGAGCATGAGGTCGCTCTTGTCGTTAAAAAGCAAGAAGTAAACGGTTTTAAACTAGATGTACCGAAGTGTATGACGATGCTATCTGATTGGCAACAAAGCCTTATAGACATTGAAGAAGAACTACAGCAAGTCTTTCAGCCGATTACGACTGAGCGATACAGCGACAAGACAGGTAAAAGATTGAAGGATAAAGTAGAAGTATTCAACCCAGGTTCCCGCAAGCAAATAGCGGAGAGACTGATGAGTCTCGGATGGAAACCTAGAAAACACACAGAGAAAGGATCGGTGATTGTCGATGAGAAAGTATTACAAACTGTTAAAATCCCTCAAGCTAAACCTATTTTACGATATCTACTACTTCAGAAACGGGTGGCTCAAGTTAAGTCGTGGGTTGAAAATGTATCTGAAAGGGGACGGGTACATTGTAAGGTCAGAACCAACGGAGCGATCACGGGAAGAATGACACACAGTAAACCTAACCTGGCTCAAGTCCCGCGTGTCGGTAGTGAGTACGGTGAGGAGTGTAGATCAGTGTGGACAGTAGAGGACGGTAATGTACTACTAGGTGCGGATGCTTCTGGGTTAGAATTGAGAATGTTGGCGCATTTCATGGATGACAAGAACTACACGAAAGAGATACTCGAAGGTGACATCCATACAGCTAACATGCAAGCAGCAGGGTTGACTGACAGGGATCAAGCCAAGACGTTTATTTATGCGTTTCTCTATGGTGCTGGTCCTGCTAAGATCGGACAGATTGTAGGTGGCGGTGAGCGAGAAGGTAAAAGATTGATCGACAGTTTCTTAAAGAACACGCCAGCCTTGCAGAAGTTAAAGGACAAGGTTAGTCGGTTAGCTGAGAAGGAATGGTTACCTGGACTGGATGGTCGTAGGTTGATTGTCCGATCCCAACATTCAGCACTAAATACATTGCTTCAGGGTGCAGGTGCAATAGTTATGAAGCAAGCCTTAATAATGCTGAACAGAAAATTAATTCATGCTAATATGGATGCTCGGTTTGTTGCCAATGTGCATGATGAATGGCAGATTGAAACAACTGAGAAAGATGCAGAAACGGTTGGATACTTTGCGGTACAATCCATCCGTCAAGCAGGAATCCGTCTAAAATTACGTTGCCCTTTGGACGGGGAATTCAAAGTAGGACTAAACTGGGCAGCTACACACTAAAGTTAAAGGAAACTAAATGAAGCCAGTAAAAATTAAAGGCGATGTAATGTGGGCAAACTTGACTACACCAAACAAGCTATCCCATAAGTATCAACTAGAAATTTGTAATCTGTCTGAGAAGGCTATTGAAGCACTGCAAGATCAGGCGATGTTAGATGTAAACCACAGTGAAGAAAAAGGGTATTACATCACACCTAAATCATCAAACTACCCTATCAAGGCGTTTGATACTGAAGGTGAAGAACTTGTTAATGTGCTGATTGGTAACGGCTCTAAGTGTACTGCTGTTATTAAGCCTTACAAAAACAAGTTTAACGGTAACATCAACGCAGGTGTTTCTGCGATCACAGTGACTGACTTGGTTGAATATAATCCAGAAGGTGCTGATGAGGAAGCAACAGCAGAAGCGTTGTAATGGGTAGACCGTCTCTCAACAATGCAACAGCACTGATAGACGGTGATATCCTAGTGTATCGAATTGGTTTTGCCAGTGATGATGACGATGAGAAGTTTGCAGTGAGTCGCATGGGTAATTATGTAGAATCACTCCTTTCACCCACCTATGTAGATGACTTTTCAGGTTACATCACTGGTAGGACCAACTTCCGGTACAAAATAGCTAACGAGAAAGAGTACAAGGGGAATCGTAGTGGCGCGAGAAAGCCTAACCACTATGAAGCTCTGCGTCAGTACCTCATGGACAAGTGGGGATTCGAGTTAAGCGAAGGGGAAGAAGCGGATGATGCAATTGGTATTGCTGCCTACACTATGAAGGCAGGATCCTTTTGCATCATGTCGTTAGATAAAGACCTTGATATGTTGCGGGGATGGCACTACAACTTTGTCAAGGACAATCTTTATTACATTACTGAGAAGGAAGCCATCAAAAACTTTTATCTTCAAATCTTGACTGGTGATCGAGTGGACAACATTCCCGGACTGCAGGGTATTGGTCCCGTGAAAGCTGACAAGATACTGAAGGACTGTCATAACGAGAGACAATTATTTGCTACGGTTTTAGATGCGTATGAAGATAACCTTGAGTTATTAACCGAGAGAGCGCAATTACTATGGATAAGAAGAAAGACTGGCGAGATTTGGATACCGAAGATTTCCCAGAAATAGCTTATATCGAATGGTGGGATGCTTTGTCTGATTGTGGCTGGGAAGACGATGTTAAACCTAATATACATCCTGTATTAAGTGTTGGTTTTATTGTGTCAGAAGATGATTCAGCAATCTGTATCGCTGCTGCTATCTCTGACGAACAATCTAACTCAAGACTTCACATACCTAAAGGATGGATTACCAAGATGAAAAAGGTTCGTTTAAATAAATTCTTAGATATTAGGAGAAGACAATCAAAACCCAAAGTGCAAAAGCCAAAGGAAGAAAACTCCAACAGTGGTTCAGAGACAGAATTCTGGACAGGTTCAACTTTTCCAGGTCCGATGTAAGGTCAACTAGCATGGGTGCTGGCGGTGAGGATATATTATTTTCTCAAGAAGCAGGTGACACATTAGGCATATCAGTGGAGTGTAAGTCAAGAAGCTCTATCGCTGTATATGCCTTTTATTCCCAAGCAGCAGACAACTGCCCTGAAGAAAGAGAACCTGTTGTTGTAATTAAACAGAATCATTCTAAACCACTGGTAGTAATTGATGCAGAATATTTCATACAACTGCTAAAGGAGCAGCATGAGACACTTAGTCATACCTGACACTCAATGTAAACCGGGTTATCCTACTGAGCATTTAGAGTGGGTTGGGAAATATGCAGCAGAAAAGAAACCAGAAGTTATTGTCCATCTCGGAGATCACTGGGATATGCCTAGTCTTTCCATTTACGATGTTGGTAAGAAAGCATTTGAGGGACGGACGTATCAGTCTGATATTACTGCCGGTAACTTGGCAATGAACAGGTTGATGAAACCTATTGTCAATGAGATTAACAGGTTAAAGAGAAACAGAAAGAAAACATGGAATCCTAAATTAATTTTCTTGATTGGTAATCATGAACAACGGATTGAAAGAGCTATCGAGTCTGATAGGAAACTAGAAGGTTTGATCGGATACAATGACTTTAATCTCAAACAGTATGGCTGGGAAGTGCAAGACTTTTTGGATGTAAAAATAATAAATAACATTGCATACAGTCATTACTTTACATCAGGTGTTATGGGTAGACCAGTTAGTAATCCTGGTTTATTGTTACAGAAGAAGCACATGAGTTGTATCATGGGACACGTTCAGGATCGTGCTATATCTTTTAGTAAACGGGCTGATGGTTCTAGCATTACAGGAATCTTTGCTGGTATCTGCTACCAACATGACGAAGACTACTTAACTCCGCAGACGAATGGAAGCTGGTCAGGAGTTTGGATGTTAAACGAAGTCAACAATGGTAGCTTTGATGAGATGCCAATCAGTTTGAATTATTTGAGGAAAAAATATGCAAGTAAAAAAAATACTAGATGAAAGAGAAAAGACTTACGGACAGTATCACATGGTTAGTAAGATCAGTCAGGATGTAAAGAAAGTAATTAGGAACTCACCTAACTATCCTCTTATGCCTGACTACATGAAGGAATCATTAGACCTGATTGCTAATAAGTTAGCTAGAATACTTAATGGTGATCCGCTATATGATGACTCATGGCGTGACATCTCTGGATACTGTACTCTGGTATTGATGGAGATAGAAGATATGGAGAATCACTGTGAACCTGACGCTTGCTGAACTAAAAGAAAAGCTGATGCAGTTTGATGAGTTAGATTTAATAGAACTATTAGACCTGACATCAGAAGACATACTCGACAGGTTTGAAGATGTTGTTGAAGATAAATATGAAATGTTACGAAAGGAAATTTAGTGGATTTTTACCAAGAATATATTGCTAAGAGTAGGTACTGTAGGTTTGTGCAAGACGAAGGACGTAGAGAGAACTGGTATGAGACTGTAGATCGCTACATGGACTTTATGAAGAATCATCTGGAGACTAAGCATAACTATGTGATCCCAATACAAACAGACTCAGAGCTTCGTGAAGCGATTAAAAACCTAGAGGTAGTGCCTTCTATGCGTTCTATTATGTCAGCCGGTAAAGCACTCGACAGGGACAACACAGCAGGATACAACTGTAGTTATTTACCTGTCGATGATCCTAAGGCGTTTGACGAGGCTATGTATATCCTACTGTGCGGTACTGGTGTAGGTTTTAGTGTTGAACATAAGTACGTTGACAAACTGCCTGAGATACCTGACCAGTTGTTTAAGTCAGACACTACTATTGTTGTAGCTGACAGTAAAGAAGGATGGGCTAAGTCATTGCGTCAAGTCATCGCATTACTGTACTCTGGTGAGATACCTAAGTGGGACTTACGAAAGGTTAGACCAGCAGGTGCTAGACTCAAGACCTTTGGCGGTAGAGCTAGTGGACCAGCACCGCTTAATGAGTTGATTGAATTTGTGATTACTAAGTTTCAGGGTGCAGTAGGACGTAAACTAAACACACTAGAGTGTCATGACATCATGTGCAAGGTAGCTGAGGTTGTAGTAGTAGGCGGTGTTAGACGTTCAGCTATGATCTCATTGTCTGACTTAGAGGATGACAAGATGCGTCACGCTAAAGTCGGTCAATGGTGGGAAGCTAACCCTCAACGTGCGTTGGCTAACAACTCTGCTGTGTATGCCACCAAGCCTGACGTAGGACAGTTTCTTAACGAGTGGACTAGCTTGTATCATAGTCACAGTGGTGAGCGTGGTATCTTTAATCGTGAGGCTGCTGTCAATACAGCTAAGAAGAATGGTCGTAGGGATACAGACTTTGAGTTTGGTACTAACCCGTGTTCAGAGATTATTCTTAGACCATACCAATTCTGTAACTTGTCTGAGGTTGTTGTGCGAGATGCAGATACCAAGTACGATCTAGAACGTAAAGTTATACTAGCTACTATCTTAGGAACGTATCAGTCTACGATGACACACTTTCCATACCTTAGAAAAATATGGCAAAAAAACACTGAGGCTGAAAGACTACTGGGCGTGTCACTGACGGGTATCCTGGATAACAAACTCATGGGAGAAACCAGTGAACAAACTAAAGCAATTCTTGAGGGACTCAGAGATGTTTCGGTTGATGCAAACTTACAGTTATCCACTGAGCTTAATATTCCTGTGTCTACTGCCATCACTTGTATTAAGCCTTCTGGCACTGTTAGTCAGCTTGTTGATAGTGCCTCTGGCATTCATACGAGACATAGTAAGTATTATGTTCGCAGGGTACGAGGCGATAAGAAAGATCCTCTATCCACGTTCATGACTGAGCAGGGTATACCGTCTGAGGACTGTGTGCTACGACCAGAATCTACTACTGTCTTTAGTTTTCCTAAGAAGTCACCAGACAATGCACTGCTGCGTGATGACTTGACAGCTATCGAACACTTAGACTTGTGGCTGATGTATCAGAAGCATTGGTGTGAGCATAAGCCTTCAGTCACTATCTCTGTTGAAGAGGACGAATGGGTTGAGGTAGGCTCATGGATCTGGAAGAACTTCGATGATGTCAGTGGTGTTAGCTTCTTGCCGTATGATGGTGGGACATATAAGCAAGCACCCTATGAAGAATGTACTGAGGAGGAGTATAAAGAACTTCTTCATAAGATGCCTACAAGTATTGATTGGGATAGTCTCATCGAGGTTGATGATAACGTAGAAGGAGTACAGACTCTGGCTTGTACAGCAGGAGTGTGTGAAATATGAGGAGACGTTTATGCTTGAAACAGTATTTAGCTTCTTGGCTTTGTTTAACTGTTATCCGCAAGAAGCAGTTATAACACCTTCTAATGCTACTTTCTTTTTAGCAGGCGATATTGGAGTTGTTTACGTTAGACCTGATATGTATAAAGATCATATCTTAGTCCACGAGTTGTATCATCATTGTCAGTGGGAATGGGCAGGGAAATTACCTGCTCAGACTTGGCATGAGTGGAGACAACGTGAATCAGAAGCGATAAGAATAGAGACAATCTATTTGAATCGGTAGTTAATCTTTCTTATTATTAATTAAATCAAACAGGGCGCGTACTTTCTCTTCTAACACTGAGATGCGCGCCCCAATCTCTGCCTTCCAGGTTATTGCTAAGAACACTACGAACAGTAGTCCTGAGATTATCTCCCAGAAGTTAATGATGAAGTTTTCCATTTAATCTACAAATTCAGACGTTGAAGTATTAATTTCATTTAAATTAGAATCTAAAAACTCAGACACAGGTTTTCCTTCAGTTTCTCTTTTTCTGCTATCTAAATCTCCATGAGTCAGATAAGGTAAATCGCCAAACTGATCTCTTAGCTCTCTTATTAATTTAAGATACGCTTGTTTTGCTTTTTCAGTTAACTTATCACTAAATGTTAAAGCTGTTCCTGTACCTAAATAAGAAATACCAATCGTATTAGAATTACTTAGCACAGGAAGTCCTTGATCTAAAAACTGTTTGTTCAGATCGTCAGAAACTTGTCTCCATCTAATATGATTAGTTCTTTTGTTAAGAGGCGCAGTTTGATAAATGTTGCCTTCTCTATCAATAGCAAAATGATAACCAAATTGACCGCCTCTGTCCTCATCAACAGTGCCATAATAATCTAGCTTTTGTTTAGTTAGTCCTGTTAAATCGTGGTGTAAAACAATAGCCTGAAAAGGTTTAGCAGCTTTTGTAGCGTCTATTCCGTATTTTTGACTATTATGTTTTTGCCAATAGTAATTTATCTTTATGCTTTTTTCTTTAGGAATAAAATTAGGAGGAGTGTTATTTATATTTTCTGATT